ACTGAACACCTGTTGTATTATTACTTGCTCAGCTTCTGTAAACATTCCTGTAATATAAACGACAATAGAGCCACAATAGTTGCCTGAACAAAAGACCAGGTGCATAATAATGTTAGCCAAAAAGATACGCATTTAATACAGGTAGCAGAGGAATGCAGATACATTGCTAGAATGCTAGGTTTGAATTTGCTATAGATTGAATCAATCAGTAGCTGTAATGGCTCAAAGTTTACTAGAAACCATGATATTGCAATGTATGTTAGTATGTTCATACGCAAAAATAACAAAGGCAGCCATAAGACTGCCATAAAGTTATTGATTATTTAGATAATTTTTCCACCATTTGAGATAGAACTGCTCATTGACAGCCTTTCCATTGGTGAATCTCCAAATACTACAGTAAGAGACTCCGATATCCTCAGCGTAATGACTGAGCTTATATCTATTGGTGAGCTTAGACTTGGTCTCTTTAATCATAAAGTCCTTAAGGCTCTGCCCTTTAGAAAGGGAGATCATCACCAGGATTATCAGGTACATGAGCAGGAGCTACTGCAGCTGCAGTTAATAGATCTATCTTCCATAACTCTAAAGAGTTGAAATGCTTATCCTGCCATTCTCTACCTCTCAGATTGAATGATGCCTCCACCTCTTCACCTACTTTATAGCCATCTAGTAGAGCTGTCTTATCTCCTGTAGCTTGCAAGCTGATGTGTTGGGGATATTTGCCATCCTCTACTGTTATTACTACCTCTCTTTTAGAGAATTTCTCAGTCACCTGTACGGTATCACCTATCACTTTGATAAGTCCTTTTACTTTGTACTCATTCATATTATAGTTGTTATTAAATTATACATACCTAGTATTATCAATCCATAAATTATCAGCATCAGGATCATTGCCATTGTTTTTTCGGTCATACTACTTTATCAGGGAATGGATTAGAAACACCATACTCTAGTATAGTTAGCTCAGTAGCATATTCAACAGCTTTTTTAGCTGCATATTTAGCACTGATACCAGGATTGTTATGTATTAGTGCCTGCATGGCTGCAATCAAAGCAGCCTCATAGAATTGAACTCTCATTAGTATATCCATTTAATAAATTTGCGAATAAGCCCTACCTCTTTGATAGGTGCAGTTTCTTTTACAACAGGGGCAGTTTGTTTTATAACAGGTGCTGATTCTTTTACAATAGGTGCATTATTTGTCTCACCTACAAATTTCCAAGTTCTACCATAAATATTCTGCCATTTTGTGCTTTTACTTAATGCAGATTTTAAATTTCCATTAGTATCAGTATTCATAATTTTTAAAATTTCTGATATTTTCATACTTGAATAAATAGCATTTTTTTTAAAGTTATAGCTGTCTAACTTTTGAGTAATAAAATTTTCTTTTGTCATGTTTTTTTATATTTAATATTCGTAAAAAGTTTCTCTTTCATAGTCAATATACATTTTCATGTATTGTTTTGCCAAAATAAAAATTTGTTTTGGTGATAGTGTTGGATTAGCTATTATCAAAGCATTAATGATTGGTATCATTCTATTTGAATATTTAACCTCTTCGTGATCATAGTCAGACATTGCCATCTTATTTATTATTTAATTGATTAATATACTTAACATAGTACTCAGTGCAATGATGCAACCGTACCTTAATCTCCTCCTCAAGCTCAATGTCTCTAGTGAAGAGTAGAGTGGTAATTCTCTTCTCAGGAGCTATGTGATCTACCTGATGCAGTGATAAGTTCTCCCATTCATTCAGTAGAGATGGATGAGTAGAGACCATACAATAGACTAGACTAGCATAATTTTTATTATATAACATCATGTAAGCTCTTAGCTGCCACTCATAATCTTTATTTATACCCTCTTCTGAGGTAGCAGGGAATGTTTCTAAAGACCATGATGTCTTGATGTCTATGATTTGGTCATCTAGTACTATATCAGCCTCTCCTGTGAGCCATTCGTTATTCAGTCTCTCAGTGTTCTTTACCATGCTAGTGAATGATACAGTATTGAGTAGAGCTATAGAATCATTCTCTTGTAGATTGCCCTTATTAATGTACTTGTTATTCAGCTCTACATTATAACCGTAGAAATCCTGCTTAGCTACACCTCTAATGTAGCTCTTAGTAGTTTCAGACAGCAACTCAGACTTAGTCCGAGATGCTGTCATTAGTTTTCCGAGTGATGATGGATGCCATTTCATATGTTAAGAGCAGTAGATGAATTAATTTTTTCTAATATATATTCATAAGTTATCTCTTCAAATGATTTATTATCATCTAACATTAATTGATTTATATGTGATATATTACTACAAACAACAACATACAAATCTCTCAATGACTTATTTTTTATTTGTAAAGACAATTCCTTTATTTTTACAATTTCATTAATTAAATCTTTCATAATAACATAAGTGCTTTATTCTGTAAATCTGTAAGCTCAAAGGTCTCTCTTAGCTTAGGGATAGTAAACTTACCATCTTGAATAGATACTAATGCCTCCTCAAATCTTTCTTTAGATAGTCCAGGCTTAGCTGCCTTAACAGGTACACTAGCTAGATTAGCATCGTCATCTACTGACTGCAAGCATAAGATACTGCTCAGAGTATATCTTCGGTAGTAAGTTACTGCAGATCCTACTTGCTGAGGATTCAATCCAGCAGGTAATTCCATACATGACTCTATAGACTCATTAGAATCTATGCAAATAATCTGAGTACATACTGAATTGCCTTGAATAGGCTGCAGTAATAGTAGACCATTCTCTAATAAGATAGGCTCTACTGCCTCAGTGATTGCATTGATATCACTGTAGGACTTTTTAAAGTGGGGATTGGTAGCATTCTTAGCTACTTTGCCGATTGACTGCTTAGCCTTGTGTAGCTTTTGGTGCAGAGTTAGTACAGGTGCTGGTGATACAGCTTTTGTTTTTGTTTCCATAATAAAGTTTTAAATTTCAACAAAGATAATCAATTATTTTATATCTGCAAGGAAATTACAATAAAATATCATAAATTCATCAAAAGTTCTAGCAATAAAGTATGTACCTCCTGCAGCTTCTATGCTTTCCTGATACCTCTTCTGCACTTCTGACTGCTTATCCTTACCATATTTCACCTCAATCTTAACTGACCTACCTCTAATGGTGGCAGATATATCAGCTGAGCCTTTTGTACCGGTGCTAGGAGTATAAGTGCCTTTCAGCTGTCTAGTATTCTCACCTACCTGTATCTTCTTACCCTCTCTATATACTCCCATTGTATTAATTCTCTCAGCTTGAAAGCCTGAATAGGTTAAAAAGTGTATGATACATTTAGTCAGAGCATTAGCAGAGTTATCATTCCAATCAGATGCTGTTATGTATGGCATGGTAGGGTGCTTAAGTGTGAGGTAGTTTATCTCTAGGGCTTTGAGTAGTGTTTTGTTTTCTTTGTTCATTAGATTCTAGTATTATGTTCTTTATTATAACAGTAATTATTATCTATAGATAAATGTAAATGAATTAGTTTTACTTCATCCTCTTCATTATCTGATAATTTTAATACAGTAAATGGAATGTTATTGTCTATATGATATTGTTTAATTTCTACAAATTCAAAATTAGATTTTCCTTTTTGTAAATGTTCCCAAATTCTTTTTACTATATTTTTTGTCTTACCAATATACCATGTATTATTATCAAATATAATTTTATAAACTCCAGCTTGTTCTATTAAAGCAATATGAAATTCAATGTTTAATAAATAATCTACTAATGGCATCTGCTCCTCAGTTATATAATATCCTGAATCTTTACCTAAAATTAAATTCATAATATGTCTTTTTAAAAGTAATTTGCTATCTATCATATCAATTATAATTTATTGTATCCCATACATCAGGATCTCTCTGTGATTTAATCTCAAACCATCTAGCACCATTGCTAGATCCATCTACATACTCCTTACCATTGTATTCTGCATACTTCTTACACCATTTGTTGAATGTTCTGTTAGTAAGGTACTTCTTTTGGTCAGTGTACTCAGCTATAAAGTTCTCAAACATTGACACCTTATTCAATCTTTGGTCAAATCCTAGATTCTTATTATCTACCCATTCTATAAAGTCTTGAGATGTCTCATTGATAAACTTTCTTAGCTCTAAATTCTTAGCCTCAGATTCTACTAGACCATTCTCTAAGTAATAGTTTAGGCAATTAATCATGTAATGGTCAAACCTTGCCCATTCCTGCTCATCCCAATCCTCAAACAGCATAGAGCCAAATTCATCAAATGGAGTGTGATGAGTACCAAAATAACTACTTAGCTCTACCTCAAACATCCTCCTCTTAAATGAGCCACCATCTGCTTTAATAGTGTAGTTAGTAGAGATAAGTACTTTAGGTGAGTCTTTTACAGGTAGTTTAATTGCATCTCTCCCTTTGTATTCAATAGTAAGACCCTCAGTAATTATACTAAATAAGCTCTCAAAATTAAAGTTCTTTCTTACATCATCAAATGCCAGCACTTGGCAATCAGTAGAGACAGTCTGATAGGGAAATGATTTATTTGAGTCAAAGCTCTTGCCATCTATAGTGCTAACTTTCTTCATGTATCCAATCGCATTGATTATAATTCCTTTACCACTACCTCCATTAGGATTATCTGAGATAGTTTCATCATTTAGAATGATTGCTTTGTTATTAGCTGATGTCTTATAAGAGTGCAGCATATAGCCTATGATGCTCTTCATAGTATCATATCTCTCTACCTCCTGCCCTGAGATAAACCAAATGAAAGACCTAAACATTGACTCATGGTGATCAGCATCTATTAAATCTCTATCTATTATCTGATTATTCCATACATATCCTTTAAGCTCTGAGTATTCATATATCTCATGGTGCTTAGCAAATACTTTGACAGCTGCATTCTTATAGTAAATCATACCATAGTCTATCCCATCCCTTTCCATCTCTACATTAGCAGTATCTATCATGCTAAGATATTGAGGAGTAAATAGTTTAGATTTCTCAGCTACAGCATCAAATACAGGTATCCGATTTGATTGCACCAGGTACTCCATTACTCTATCCTTTATCTGAAATTCAGAGACATGATTAATAAAGTTCTCATTCTTAGTTATAAAAACAAAGGTCTTAGTGTTAGCTACAGGATAGTACTTATAGTACTGTAGATTCTCTAGAAATAGCTTGAATCGGTATGGTATAATTAACACATCACCTTTAAAATCATATTTCCAAAACTCATCTACTTTTATAACCTCCTTTATAGTCTGAATCTCTGACTCAATATTCTCTTTATTGTACTCTTTAAACTCCTCTAGGATAACAGCATCAGACTTACCACTCAACACAAAGTTAATCAGCTTATCTTTTTTCTCTTTGTCTTCAAATTGCTTACTGTTAAAGTTAGCAGTCTTTTTATAGGCAGAATTTATAAGAGCTAGTATCTCTACAGATCCAAAATCTTTCTGCTCAAATCCTATCAGATAATTCTGACAAGTCATTCTATCCACTCCAAAATCATTAAATGCTGCTGCTAATTTGTAAAGTGAGGAGTTTCTATTTTGTGAATTATACTTCTTTTTAAACCAAGTCATCAGCTTATTAGCTATCTCATCAGTATCTAATACCTTAATGTTAGTAATACTACCTACCTCACTGCTCTCAAATGGGATAACATCATAGTCAATGATATAATTCTCAGCATCTAAATTAACATAGATATCAGGATCATAAGATTCAAAGCAAGCTCTAGCAATATCTTTCCCTGATTCATCTACTCCATTGAATACTGCAGATATCTGCTTGAAATATTCTTTGTATTCTTTGTCATCCTGTACTATTGGTATTTTGACTAGAGCTTTTACTCCATTGCCTGATGGTGATGTCCAACAGGCAAAGATAGATTTGTGAGCTTTCAGTTCTACAATCAGAGCAGGTAGATCCTGCACATCGTCAAAGTCTAAAGTCAGTAATCCTGATGCCTTTCTTAGAGATGCATTATTTCTCTTACTGAAATCACCTCCAAAAGTTACAACAGGCAGTTGCATCTTAATGGATTTCCTTTCCTCTTTATCAGTAGAGAATCTAAGGTCTTTACATAACTGCTCAGACTTGCCATTCTTTATCCTATCTAGGTAGAATCCTACATCCTTATTCTGATAAGGTGATACATCCTTAATTGATTTGTAAAAAGTTACTTTCATAGTATAAATAAAAAGTGAGAGTCCCTGCTTAACACAACCGCCAGGAGGAATTGCAGGGATTTATACTCTCTAATGTTTTTTATCATGGCGATTATGTTGTTTGCAAATGTAATAAATTAATTTATAATTGATACTAAAGTGCAAAAATAAATTATTTGTGCTGTTTTGTGCTATTATTTGTGCTGTCTAAACTCCTATTGTTATTGGGCTGTAGAAGATTAGAACGAAAAAACACTTTTTTTTTCTAAAAACTGTTCACCCCCCAATATGAAAATAAATTTTTTTTTTATTAAAAATATATTGTAAATAAAAATATATATATTATAGAGTATAGGGATGTGAATTGTACTTTCGTTCTAATTCTCTACAAGTCAATATCAGTAAGGGAATTATACAGCACAAAAAAAGCTCCGAAGAGCTTTAAATTATTTCTGCTAGTTCTTTAGCTGTCATATATTCTTTGAATTTATTGACCTTATCATATTCCCAAGGCATCTGAATCCTCACATTTATGTAATTGAACTTCTCTAATGCTGAGACTTTGTACTTATCCTCATAATCTAGATCATCTGCAGCTTGCACTAATGGCTCTATCTCATGGAGATATACTTTATCATGCATCCTGGACCATCTCCTGTGCATTCTGATACCATGAATAACAGTAGCATGATGTCTATTCATAAGCCTTCCAATTTCACTAAGTGATAGCTTACATTTGTTTAGCCTGTACATTACATAGTATCTCTTATAGACATAGGCTCTATTCCTAGAGTTGGTAGCTAGTTTATACTTTATAATTTGTTCTTTTAAAAATTTTAGTTCTGTCATAATAACTTAGTTTGTGTTACTGACTTAAATAAATCCGATTGAGACTCCATTACACCGGTAGCATTAATGAAATCAATCTCTACCTTAGCAGATTGGATTAGAGTACCTGCAAGCTGAGATATTGCCTTAGCTTTATCTACCTCCACATTCACCTGGTCTGTTGTTAATGTCTCATCGCTCAATCTTTCGAGAGCCATGAATAGATGATCTCTTAGATCACTTAGTTTGTTGTGTGCCATTTTTATTTATTTTATTTATTAGTTTACATTTTAATCTCATTACCTGCTGAAGCTCTTTAGGTAATCTTTGTATGGTATTTCTAGCCATATTCTCCTTTTTAGTAATCATTAGTAGATTATCAATATCATTATTCAGATAATTACCATCTTTATACACTACTACCATCCCCTTAGGAATTGGTCCATTGTGCTGTTCCCAAGTATATCTATTGAGGAGCTGCCACTTTGAATCTGCTAGCTTAATATACAGGTACATCTTTCCTCCTGTATCTTTTCTCTGATGGATAGTACCTATAGGCTGAGTATTCATAGGCTTATTACCTTTCTTAAACATAGTGTGAGCCACTTTCTGATATAGTTCATTGGACATTTTTTGTCCTTTGTTATGAGAAGCATGACCTTTCTGAAATTGAGTAGCTTTACCACCTAGATAACCTGGAGGGAATTGTGTAGACCTTAAGTATACAGGATCTTTCTTAATTCCCATAGCAAAAGCTCTATTATAAACTGATGACTCTGACAATCCTAAGTCATCTGCTATCTTCTTAGTAGGTTCAAATGGATACCTTTCTCTGATAATATCATTCATATCTCTTCAATTAGCATTATTAAATCATCATTCTTTTGTATGAGCTGCTTAACGTGATCAGCATCATATGCCTCCACTATCCTGGTCACTAACTTTACAGGACCATTCCAATAGTCAAAAGTCTTGAACACTACTTTATATATCTTCATTGTCATTGTTTTTAATTGGCACATCTAAGCCATACATTAAATCAAACATCTTGAAATCTCTGACAGCATTTCTCTTACTGCCATCATAGTTCTGAAAGTACCACTCTCTGAATTGTAGGTATTTTTGGTGAGTATAATCACCATTAGCTATTTCATCCTGGACCTTAATAGCTAGCTGTGTGAACTCAGTCATTGGATTTATTGTTTATGATTTGTAAATACCTGAGGTAAAGAGGCAGATTAAATCCACCCCTTATCTCTTCTGCTGTTCTCCTGCTAGTCCAATACTTTATAATTGCGTTGATTGTCATAGCTTAGATTTAAGTAGGTTAAGATTTGCATCACTTAGAATAAACAGGGACATATTTCCATCATCAGTCTCTGTAGCATTGTAGGTAAATGGCTCAATAGTGCCTGATATGTATACATCACTATCATAGTCAGTAGTCCAATTAGAAAAATAAGTATTGTCTCTTTTGTATAGGTCTATAAAATTCATGATAATAAATTTAAAAGTGGAAATAAAAAAAGTATTGATATGATAGCAGTAACTACTAACATTAATGCCTTAGCAATAGCTATCTGCTCTTCTCCTACAGGAGTGAAATATTTAATTAGTCTCTTCATTGTATTATCTTTTAAATTGGTTAAATAAATTCTCAATTTCCTGTAACTGCTCTTTGTTCAAAAATGTAGTTAAGGTCTGAATAATTAAATGCAGTTGATTTGTATTTAGTTTGTCCTCCTGCTGTTGTACTTCTAAATAGTCTAAGATTTCATTAAATGTTTTCATGTGTAAAAGTTTTAATTGTTGATAACTATACGCCAAAGATAGTATAAAGTTTTATAACTGCAATAAAAAAATGTAATTTATATTCATTCTAAATAAGGATAGGTCGCAATTTGCGACTGCAACCGCATAATATTATAATAAATCAGGGAAACTTACCACTTAGCAGAAATACCATCAGGTAAAACCCTTAAAATCTTTGCTATTATTAAGGTTATAACCATAAAAAGTCCAATTTATTTCGTAAAAAACGGGACATAATCTAAAGTGTTACTTTGGAATTACATGATAAGTTACTTTGGAATTACATGATAATCGGAATTATGCCTATTATGTAAAGCATATCTAACAAAAGTGTAGGTATTTGCAAAGTATATTTAGCATTATTCATGCAAAAAAAAACAGCTACAAGGCTGGGTAGCTTATAACTGTCTTTCTTTAACATGGAAACAAGTGCTAAGTTAATGTTTATATTTGAATTTCAAAAATTCTAAGTAAGTTTTATTATTTATTTTAAAATGTTTTCTACAATCATTGCATAACATCCAATGATGGATAGTACCTCCTGCAGTCACTACCTGTTTATTATATCTCACATTATAGTTAGTACATTCAGGACAGCAGAATTTCTCATCTCCCTCCATTACAGCATAATGAGTAGATGGAGTAGTGTAAGAATTAAGTTTATTGAATACAGCTTCTAGTACAGTGACATCCATTTTGCAATACTCTACCATCTTATCCATTGCCTGCTGATCTTTCTTAAATACTATGTCTTTCCACAGGTCAAGTCCTCCTGTATCCATTTTCTGCCCTACTCCTAAATACTTAGCTATATAGTCTAGTTTATTTGAGTTAAAATTAAAGTACTTTCTAGCCCATTTAAGAGTATCTATAGTCTTAGGTGAGGGCATAACATCAATACCATGTAATAAAGCTCTTGTACGCAACCATTTTAAGTCAAATCTATCCCCATTATGAGCCACAATTTCATCAGCCTGAGCCATAACTTTGAGGAATGCTTTAATCATTGCCTTATCAGATTGCTTTTTATCCCAAGTTAGGAACTGTACATCACCATCTGACTCCCATTTGTAGCAGATGCAGATAATAGCTCTCTCATGAATGATGTCACCTGGATTAATAGTGAGGTTATATCCTGACCGCCAAAATATACCAACATTGAATGATGTCTCAATGTCAAAAAACAGTCTTTTTCTTACCATAAGTGGTGTAAACTTAGAACAAATATTTATCCCTCGCAAATTTAAAGAGATAT